CACACGACCAAAGGAAATGTAATTACTGCAATGAGTGCGGTCAAAAAATTGATTGGAGTGATGAAATTTGAATTATCAAAGCATTAGGCAGGCAAAAGCGATTGAACAGAACAATAAAAAACGCTTATTAGAAGTCAATCCAAAACTTGACGAGGAGAGCGGCATATACTTTTTGACACGAATTGATGAAAACGGATTCAAGTATGCCTATATCGGGCAGGCTGTACATATTCTGACAAGGCTTGCACAGCACCTTGTCGGATACCAACATATTGATTTATCACTCAAAAAACACAAATTGTACTCAAAAAGCAATCCTTGTGGCTGGAAGATAGGATTTCTGCATTTTCCGAAATCCGAACTTGATAAGCAGGAGCAGCATTACATTAAGGCTTATGC